CTTGAGGAGGCGAGCAATAGCTGCTCCACATTGGCGAGGGTCTCACGCTCGGCCTCGGTTACATCTAGCACTAGATCACCAAGGCCTGCCTCGAGCAGCCAGCTGCTCAAATCGTCGCGCCTCATATTGCGCAGTGCATCGAGCCCACCGCTATCAGCGGCTGCCTGCACTGCATCAGAGACTGCTGCCTTGGCCGCTCTTAGCGACCTGCGCAGCTTTCTATCTAGCGCGGCCTCGAGCTTCAGCTGTGCTCGAGTGGCGCGCAATATATCCCGCTGCCGGGCTGTATTGGCCTCTCTGATCTGTGAGGCCAAATCAGCCAGCGCACGCTCATCACCATCCTGCTCTGCTAGGTGGTGATGCTGTGAGCACAGCGGGCAGCTCACCTGATTTAGGCGAGGGTGTTGGTGAGCAGGAGCCCACGCGTATAGTCAAGGACCTTGTACTGCTGAACATGCTCGCCATAGACGTGGCGGCGCACGCGGTCGAGGCTGTCATATTGCCCAGCGACGTAGTCTTTATAACGCAGATCGAGACCACAGACTGGCATGACCTTCACGTTGCCCGAGACCTTAGCCTCTGGCATTGCGCCGCGCATGAGGTAGAGGCCGATGGTCTCCCCCTCCCAGATTTGCGCCTCGCTCGAGGTGGCCCCTGCCACTGCAGTCTCACGTCGAGCCTCACCAACATAGACGTGCTGCAGCTGGAAGACGCTCTTGAGCACCTCGATCACATCCTGATTGGGGAGGATGCGCAGGCCACTGGCAATGCCGCTGCTGGAATTGCCCACAAAGCTGCGCACCTCTGGGCTGCGTGCGAGCTCACGAAATACGTTATAGCCCAGCACCATGGTGTCAGGCATGATGCCGTGGTTGCTCGCCCGCAGCACATCCATCTGCTCATGAATGTAGCTAAGAGGCTCGCCAGCAGCCTCATTGAATTTAGAGCCGGCCGCAGGCGTTACAGTGCTAAAATTGACAGTATCAAAGAGGGCATCTGCAGCCCGCTTTTCCTGCGCCAAGAGGAGAGCGCGCTGCACTCGGCGTGCGCTGCGCATCTCTTCGCTCATTGGGTACTGCGAGTCCTCGATGTCTTCCATCGCGATGGAGTCAGCGAAGCTGTGAATCTCGCATTTGAAGGTGGTTGAGCTGCGGTTGAAGTGCGAGAGCTCCTGCCGTGATGCACCGGGTGCTCGCCGGCTGTCTGCACCTGGCTCACCCATGAAGCTGCGGCTCTCTTCGCTGAGAATGGTGCCGCTGCGCTCGGTGACCTGGACAGGCTCAAAGACCTTGTCTGCAATGAGCTGCATATCGCTGGGGATAGCCTCATTGAGGACATTGGAGAGGATATTATCTACCGGGTGCAACCCGCTATATGATGCGCGTGCCATAACTTACTCCTTAGACCCCAAATTCAGAGGCACCGGTGAAGAGAATGAAGACCTCTTGACCGTCTGCAGTGGTGGTGTGATTGACATTTGGGAGCCATCGACCAATGGCGTATTCCTTGTCGCCTGCACCGCTTGCCGCGTAGTCAATGACTCGGCCTGATGCGTTGGCCATAACAAGGCCCCCCTCGGTGAGATTTGCGCCGGCCACAGCCTTGGTGAGGCCAAAGACTGCAACCTCTACAGCCTCATCAGCACCTGCAGCAGCGCGCTGGGCGATGCCGTCTGCCTTCTCGCCTGCAGTGGTGACTGGCGTGACCTTGCCATTGCTGTCGAATTTGACCAGCTGGAGAGCCGTGATTGCAGCAGCGCTCATGCGCGTCACAATGATATTATTCTCACCCATGATTAACCCCCAAAGACTGCGCTGAAGAGAGCAGGCTCCTCACGCTGTAGACGGCCCCAGGCCTCTGTGAATTGAATGGACTCTGCCTTGGCCAACTCTTTGACGCGCTCGGTGAGAGAGTCTCGGTTGAGCTGCTCACCGCTGGCGCCATGGCCGACCTCTGACAGGTTGACGGCCTGATTGGGCCCTCGGCGTGTGAGCATCTCCCATGCGAGCCCCTCACCCTTCTCACGCAGTGCCCAGAAGTTCTCTGCATAGGCGCGCTCATTTGGGCTGATGCGGCCGCTGTGCGTGAGCTGATCAATCTCTGCGTTCATTCGAGCAGTGCGCTCAGCTTTCTCGAGGCGTGCGACCTGCTCTGACAGCTGGGCAATGGTGGCAGCCTGCTGGCTGTTGTCAGCTGTGAGGCGCTCTGTGAGGTTGCGATACTCACCCATCTGCTTCTTCTCCTCATCCTCTTCAGCCAGCTTCTCCTCATCAGAGACCTCTGCCAGCTCCTCTTTCTCATCCTCTTCAGCCATAGCCTTGAGGCGGCCCTCGAGCTCCTTGACCAAAGCATCTTTCTGCCGCAGCATTGAGATGAGCTGCTCATTCTCGAGCCCCTCTAGATTCTCTAAATCCATGTTGGATTCCTCCGAGAGAGTGACACGCCCCACAGAAGACGCAGCCTGCTGGGGTCGTGGTGTTAACGTGATTGCGAGCAGTTGAGCGCCACCAGTGCGCTCACCGCTCTCTCTGGCGAATACCTCACCCAAAATGAACTCAGGCGAGCTCCAGAGTGTGCCCCCTGCAGCCTCGACAACCTCGAGGCCTCGGGCGTTGTAGGCAGGCACTGCAATGAGCTGCCTGCCATCATCAGAGAGGCGCAGCGCTACCACCTCGCCAAGAGCTCCCCCAGTCTCTGGGGTATTGAGCCCGGCGTTGGGGCTGCTCTGATGATTCCAATCAATGATCACAGGGTCATTGGCTGCGCGTGAGTCAAAGACCCGTTTGAGCTCTGCTAGGTGCTCGGGTGTCACCTCTGTGATGAGCTCACCACTCATGCGGCTGCTGACCTTGCCTGCTGCCAATGTGACAAACGGCCGGCCTAAGCGCTGCCCATCCTCAATGACTACAGTGAGCCCATCGAGGTCAAAAGGGGTGGCCTCTGAAAATGCGCGCACGCGCTCATTGAGCTGCTCTCTATCTGCTGCATCCATTTGCTTCACCAATTTTCTGGCCCATGAAAAGCCGGCATCACCACCCCAGCCCTGCCAGGCCTGCCACCCTTTGCCCTGCTGGCTCCAAGTGGATCCTTTCTTGTCGATCTCATGACGGCTGAAGTAGGCCAGCATGCGCCGCGCAGTCTCGGGGCTCACTCTCTTGCCGTTGGATAGGTCACGCGCTCGAGCGAGCCCCACTGGGGTCATGCCCCTCTGCGAGGTGGGCTTGCTGGCTCTGACCTCGAGGGCTCGAGCAGCTGCCTCTCTCACGCCTGCAGGTGGTTTGAAATCAATGTGGCTGTAGCGCTCGGCCAGCTGCTCAATCGCCTGCGTGCTCTTGTTGGGGTGCCCTGATGGGAGGAGGTCATCATCAGTGGTGTAGCTTTTCTTGCGCTCACCCTTGCCTACTAGGCGCAGAAATGCGTTGACTCTACCCATGGCCCATTGATTGCGGCTAGTGACGCTCGGCCTATGGCTGGTAGAGAAAGCCCCAGCCCCTCGCCTATAGACTGCGCGCAGCATGCCAATGTCTACTCTGCGCCCCTTGCCAGTGTATCTCTTGTTGTGCTCATCGCGTGCGCGCTCGAGGGCCTTCTCTGCCTCTGCAGAGATTTTGATGCCCCCTCGAGTGGAGGAGGCAGAGCCCGGCTTATTCTTGGCAGAGCCTGTGCGCTGGTCTCTTTTGGGCGCAGGTGTTTTGGGATCATCAGAGAGCTGCCGCCTGAATTTGCGCTTGAAGCTCATTTGGCCCCCTTGCGCATCTTGCGGTATCGCTCGGCCAATGCCAGCGCACCACCACCCCCAGCGCTCGCAGCGCTGATGCGGTCAAAGTAGCTGCGGCTGGCCTCCTCTGGGAGCTCCCCTGCACCAATGCGCTCTCTGATGCTGCGCTCTAGGTCATCCTCTGGGGTGATGAGCCCGAACTGCACCAGCTGCCCCAATGAGGTGAGGCTCTCTGCCAGCTCATCAGAGTCTAGACCGCTATGGACTAGGCGCGGCAGCTGCGAGGGGTTGACCTCTCCATAATTCCATTTGATGAGCCGACCAATGGTGCCCGCTGCCCTGCGATCAATACCACCCACTCGAGAGGCCACAATGTCGCAGAGGTTGAGCGCGCTGCGCCTGAATACTGACAGGTGCACCTCACCCACTGACCTTGCCCCAGTGTCGGTGATGCCTAGGTGCATAAACTGCGCAAGGAATGATTGCGCAATCTGATGGTCACACTCTCTGATGATGGCGAGCGCGTGCGATGAGTCTAACTTCTGCTCTCCATAGGTCTGGAAACTGACCACAGGATTATCCACGAGAAAGGCCTGCTCTTGCGCCACATAGGCCTGCGCCTGCGCTGCTGCTCGGTCAATCATGGTGTCAATGTCGTGATCAGTCAGGCCCATCTCCTCGGCCATTGATCTGTTCACGCTGAT